AGTTCTGAGGAAAGAAAATCTGATGCTAGAATGGGTAGAAGATTAGCTAGAGGTACTGGTATGGATGTAAAGAGTGCAACTGATTTTGTAAAAAGTCGTCCAGAATTAGATGGTTCTTTAAGAACTAGGTTTAAATTTAGAATGTTTTGATATACATGAAAACAATTTGATTCTAAGTATAGTTCTTATGATAGTTTTCTAAAAAATAGAGATTCTCAGTTAAGTATAATACAAGAATTTAGAAATGATATTAAAAATAAAACATTGTTTAAACGTAATAAAGATTAATTTTATTTGTTTATTAAATGTAATTATTTAGAGATAAATTTATCTAGTGTTTATCTTAAAAATAACTAGTACTGTGTATAAGAAATTTATAGTATATAAAAAATGCAATTAAAAAATAAAAATAAAAATAAAAATGTATTAAATCAAGATATAGATGTTTCTTGAAGTAGTAAAAAAGGGAAAATTGAGACTTTATATTTAGATGATTTGTCTTTAGATGGTTTTACTAAACTTATTTTAAGTAATTTAAAAATAGGTATTACTTATTCTTTGTTAGTTAAGATTAAATATGATAATTCTCATTTTGGTATGTTAGGTAGTCAGATAGGTTTTAAGTTATCAAGTATAGATTATATAAATTCTATTAAATTATTATATAATGATTTAATTAAAATTATTCAAAACTTTATGGATGAATATAATGCAGAAGAAATAGAATTAATACAAATTTTATATATTATAATAAGAGATAATCCTAAATTAAAACTTGATAATATAAATAAGATAAAATTAAATAGAGATTTTGTTAAAATTAAAGAAACTAAAGGAAGTTTTAATTCTAAACTTTTACCTTTAACAGTTAATAATAATTATTATGGTAAATTATTAATTGATGATACTCGTATATCATATCTTGATAAAATTAATAAACAAAAAGAAATATTAGGTAAAGATATTTTATATATTAATAATATAGATTCAATGTATTTATATAATGATTTTATAGTTATAAATAAAAGTATAAGTAATAATTTAATATATAGACAAGTATATAGTGCTGATTCTGGTACTTTATTTAGATGTATAGAAGATAAAATAATAGATAAAAATACTTTTATCAGGAAGATAGGTAATGTTAGCTTAACTATATATAAAAGTAAAATTCTCAATTTAGAGATTAAAAAAGAATTAGGTATATTAAAACCTGAATTAAAATTTTCTAAAGATGTATCAAATCCTTTTATAGGTAGTTTAGATTTAGAAACTTTTAAAGATTTAGATGGTTATGGTAAAGTATATGCGGTAGGATATATAGTTTTAAATAAAGAACCTAAAACATTCTATTTAAATGAAAGTCAGGATAGTGATGAATTATTAACTACATGTATTGATAATATGCTGAATGAATATAATGGTTATATATTTTATACACATAATTTTGGTAAATTTGATTCTGTATTTATATTAAATATATTAAAAAGATTTAATATTAAAATAGGTTTTGAGTATTATATATTAAAGCCTTTATATAAAGATGATAAATTATTAAAATTAAATATTTTAATTAATAAAGATAAATTGAAAAAAAATATAAAATATAATAAAATAATTATTATTGATTCTTATAACTTATTAAGTGACAAATTATATGACTTATCTCGTTCTTTTGATGTAGATGTTACTAAAGGTTATTTTCCACATAAATTTGTTAAAAGAGATACTTTAAATTATGTAGGTAATACACCATCTATAAAATATTGAGGTAATATTTCTAAAAAGGAATATAAAAATTTATATAATAAAAATTGAAATTTAAAAAATGAATGTATTACTTATCTTAATAAAGATTTAGAAAGTTTATTAAAAGTAATGGATACTTTTAATAAATATATACTTAGAAATTATGATGTTCAAATGACTGATTGTACAACAATATCTAGATTGGCTTTAAATATATATCTTAAACATTACTTGAAAGAATATAAAATACCTATTATTAAATCTAATATGTTTAAAAATATAAAAGAGGCTTATTATGGTGGTATTACAGAAGTATATAAACCATATGGTAAAAATTTATTTTATTATGATGTTAATTCTTTATATCCTTTTGCTTCTTTAAATACTATTCCGAGTAATAAATGTATTTATTTAGAAGATTTTAGTAGTGTAGGTTTAAATTTAAATGATTTATTTGGTTATTTTTACTGTGAAATAGAAACTAAAGACAATTATTTAGGTTTATTACCTATTCGTAGTGATAAGGGATTAATCATGCCTAAAGGTAAGTGAAATGGTTGATATTTCTCAGAAGAATTAAAATTTGCGGTTGATAATGGATATAAAATAAAAGTTATTAAAGGTTATAAATTTAATAAAGAAGAAAATGTATTCACTAAATATGTGAATGATTTATATAAAATTAAATCTAGTGCTGTAGGACATATTAAAGTTATAGCTAAAAGTTTATTAAATAATCTTATAGGTAGATTAGGTATGAGTATTAATAAACCTACGACTGAAATAGTAAATAGAGAAAAATTAGAATTAATAATTACTACTAGAGAACTTAATTCTTTTAGACAATTAACAGATGAAGATTACTTAATTACATATTATCCTGATATATCTAAAAGTGTATGTGAATCACATGGTATTGATTATATTAAAGTACTAAAAACTAAGATTGATATGGAAAAAGATAAAGAAATTAAAGATGTATCTTTAAGTACAGCTGCAGCTATAACATCTTATGCTAGAGTTTATATGTCTAAAATAAAATTAGATATTTTAAGTAAAGGAGGATCTATATATTATACAGATACAGATAGTATAGTATCAGATATTCCATTATCTAAAGAAGTAGTAGGAACTAAAATAGGTCAATTTAAACTTGAATACAAAATTAAAGTAGGTTATTTCATATCAGCAAAAACTTACTGTTTAGTACTTGAAGATGGTTCTACTATAATTAAAACTAAGGGTTTATATAATTCTTCATTAACTTTAAAAGATTTCAAAGATATGTATAAAGGTATTCCAGTTGAGGGTAAAAAAATGAATACTATAACTGTATATAATAAAGGATCCGTTGTTATAGAAGAAAAAGAAGTTAATTTAGACCCTAATTCTTATAAAAAAAGAGTAAAGATATTTAAAAAAGGTAAATGAATTAATACAGAACCTTTAATATATAATTTTGATGAATCTTTTAATAATACTAAAGAATTTAAAAAGATAAAAAATATGAAAAATATACAAGAAAAAAAAAAGTTTTTAATAAATTTACCACAGGTAATTATATTAAAAAACATAGTTTTTCTACATATGCTAGAAAATCAATAAAGATATATAAAAGATATATTTTAAAAAAATTTCTAGATAAAGTTATAGACATTTTGATTTATATATTTATAGTCTTTGTATTAAGTATTATATTTATAATATATTTATTATTATGATATTATCTAATAGTTGATTATAATACTAATGAATTAGAATTAATTAATTCTAATCTAAATATTGATAATATAAAAAAAACAAATTTCACTTGATGAAAACAAGAAATAAATAATTTTTTAGATCTATTTAAAAATAATAAAAAAAATATAGAATTATTTAATATTAAAACTACAAATAGTTTAATTGAATATCCTAATTTTACGGAAAATAAACAAGGTATAATAAATACAAATATGAATAATAAATATAAAGAATTAGTTATTTTAAATGAATTACGTAATTCATCTTTTTATTCTTTAAATGAAGAGATTCTTCATTTAAAAGAAGAAATCTCCTTATTAAAGATTCAACTACTTAAATATAAAATAGATAAATTGGATAGTATAAATATTATTAATGAAACTATTAAAGAAATAGATAATAATTTAAATATAAAATTTAGATATTCTATATAAAAAAAAAAAGGCAGAGTATTACTCTGCCTTTTTTTTTAAGAATGTTATATTTAATTATATATTACATTATAATATAAGAACTATTACGTATAAAATCAACATCTAATTCTGTATCTAATACAGCATTAACATTAGGGTATTTCATTTTTGGCAAATCTACTATATCTATTATACCAGTCTCCTCATTAAAACATTCTTCAGGATAATGAAGTTTAATATGATATCTTATTTGTTTATCTAATTTTCTTAAATAAATATTTTCAGTATACAAATTAATGTATACAAGTTTTAGTATTTCCATTATATTTTCTACATTATTAGCTGTAACAGCAAAACAATCATGTATTGCATATAAATTTTTCAATTCTGAAGCACTATTAAAATAAAGATCTACAAATAATGCTAGTGATGCTGCATCTAAAGAATGCACTAAATTAGGCATAAAAGCACGAATTTGTTTACTTACATTATATCTTTCTTTATTAGGTATTTTTAATACAAAGCTATCCTTACTATAAGTAAAAGGTTTTAACCTTACTTCATTGGTTTCTAGATAACTTTGTATAGGAATAAGACCTGATGGTAAAGCTCATGGTATAGGTAAACCCAATCTAGTACATATTTTAGCTATATCTTTTAAGTATTTGAGCAATTTATTAAGTTTAAAAATATCATTATTTAATATTTCTCTTAATCCTATAGATATAACACTAAAATCTTTAAATTTTAATTTAATACTATGATCATCTATAAATTGATATCATTTATCTTGAAAATTAGGAATATCATTATTTATATTAGAATCACATAATTCAAAATTGTCTTGTATATATTTTGTCATTTGATGTACAGAAACATTATAAGGAATAGTCATTATAGCCTTTTTAAGAATAGATCTTTGAATAGTTAATTTACTTAATCTAGTATAAGTATCCTTCTCTTCTATACTTAAATTATTATTATTTAATTTATTTCTAAAATAATCAATTAATTTAGTTGATAAAAAAGTATAAAAATCTTTGGGTACATCATATCAACTTGATTTTGTTAAATTTAATTCTTTGGCTAATTTATAATCTAAGCTTAATAAAGAAAGATGTTGATATCCATTACAAGTTGCATCTAATTGTACTGGAAGATATGTCTCAAAATAAGAAGTTTCATTATTGGATAATGCTTGCAATCATCTATTATATTCAAAACAAAAAGCTAAAAATAATAATTTATTATCAGCTTGTGTTATTAATTTACCATTTTTAAAATTAATAATATTTTCTATATTATCATCTACTCATTTTGTTCTGTCATTTCATGATTTTTTATCTAATTTATTACCAAAACAATTTGCACCAAAAGCTTTTAAATAATTAATAGCTTTGATATTTGATTTTAAAATCTTTTCAGGATTACTGAATAGTAATAAAGATTTAGCCAATTGACCAGCTTGATAATTTAAATACTCACTTATACAATACATTCTACCTCTAAAATCTAATCTAACAGGTATAAAAAATTCATGTATATTTGAGAACATCTTAGCTAATCCTAATATATTTTCTTGTAATACTTTTTTACTTAAAAAACTCTCTAATTTAATTACTTCAGATTTAGTTAATTTAGGTTTAGTTAGTAAAGGATCTTTATAATCTTTATCTATAATCAAATTATATTTAATACCATATGTATTTATAAAATCTAATACATCTTTATTAATTTTAAATCCTACTGAACTTATATTATTAACTAAATCAAAAACAATATTTTTATCTTTTATATGTGAAGATTCTTTTAATTCTCAGTTATCTATAATTAAATTATCTGTAATTCTATCATCATTTAATAAATAACCACCTAATCTCTCTATGCATTTACCATCTTTTTTTTCTCTATAATAAATCTTAGGCTTAACTATCATAGGAATCCTTTGAGGTAAATGAATTAACTTATTTGTATTTTTCAATGTATTTAATACATCATCAGTAGGAATAAGAGTTCTATGTCTTTCTTTTCTACTTATTACCTTTAATTCAGTTTTTACTAAACCAGTATCTACCATTCAATCAACAATACGACCACCTAAAAGATTTTTTAATACATCATTATCATATATTTTAATTATATTTTCATTATTTTTTTTTCATTCAGACAATGTATAATTCACAGTTTTATCCATATCATTTAAATTAATAGAATGTTTATTATTAGCACAACAAGATTTAATTTTTAAAACTAAATCTTTAGTATAAAACACTAAATCTGATTTATCAGATTTTTTAATTAGTTTCTTAATTTTATCTAAAGTAAATTTAATAGAATCTGTTTCTATACTATTATTTTTATTTAAAAATATATCACATTGTTTTAAAAATAATTTAATATATTCTATAATATGTTTAGAATATAAAGAATAAAAGAAATTTCTAACAATATCTTTACCTATATCAAAAAATACATCCGTAGCTTTATTATCCAGATTTAAACGATTAAAATTACTAACTATTCTTAATAATCTACCGTATATTATACTTATAATTAAAGGATTATCTATTTCTTTTAATATAATATTCAAACGATAAATAACAAGTTCATTTTGATTACTAGGTTCCTTATTAAATGTTTTTCTTCTAATATTATCTATGTAACTATTCAATATAGTTTCATTACTTTTTAGATATTTAGTTAAATTGTTACTTATCAAACTATAATCTATAGGTGTATTACTATCTTTCTTCTTTTCATATGTTATATAAGAAAAATCTAATAAAAACCTTTCTATTTTTAATTGAGTATCTTCATTTATAGGTGAATCTTTTAAATAATTAGATAATTGATTAAATACTAAAGAATCTTTTTCCATAGACTTATCAGCTCTACTAGTTAATAATTCAGTTGTTGTTAATTTACTTCTTTTAGTTGTTATTTTAGTTGAATATCATCTAACTTTACCTAAATTCATATGAATATTTCTAAAAGAAAATTTAGATCTAGGTACTTTATATTGATAAGGTAATACACCTTTTGATATACAATCTAGGTGATATTTATATAAATTATTCCTATATTCACTATCTAAACAAGCTAAAAAACTACTTATACTATTAAGTTGATCTCTCATAACCTTAGGACCTCTATTAACTATATATTTTTTATTTCCTAAATCATCCAATATTTCATTTAAATTATCTAATATTTGTAAATTTTTAACTACAAAAAGACAATCCTTTATTAAATATATATCTTTATCTATATTTTTAAGATTATCTATAACTTCTTTATCCTGTGTTGAATTGGAAAATAAATTAAAAAACTTAATATAATCTTTCTGAATTGCTAAATCTATCATATGTGTTATAGTTTTACTATCTTTTACTGCATTAATTTTTTTAATAAAATCAAACAATTCCATATGATTAGTAGGCCTAATAGCATCAGGAGAATTTAAATATTCATTTAAATACTCATTATTTGTATTATGATTTAACAGCATTTCATTAACTATAGGATAACCCATAAACACATCGTCAATAACAACTAAGAAATCTCCTCATTCTTTAAATAAATTACTTATTTTAAAATCACTTTTATATACTAAAAACCCTATTAAACTATTAATAAATATTCCAGGGTAATATAAATAATTATATACTATTATATTACTATTTTTCTTTAAAACCCTAAACATAATCAAATACACACCATAATCATCTTTTAATTTAGAGCTATGATTTAAATTACCTTCACTCAATGCTATACTTAAACAAGGACTAAACAATTTATTATTGTCAATTTTATTCATTTTAATTTTATTTTATGATTTTATAAACACAATACTAGATTTAAGCTTCTAGATTAAGCTATTTAATTAAATTAATATATTTCATTTATAATTAATTATGTATTACTAATATTTATTGTAGAACCTTTACAACAAATTGATATAATTATTCAAGATCTATATTAATTTTTTCTAGTTCTTGAATTTTTATATATAAAATGTAATTTACTTTTACTCCTTTTAGAAGATGTAAATATACCTGATTCTTCTATATTATCTAATTTCGATTTAACTTTATTTCTTCTAGCTTCAAAATCAACTTGAGATATACGACGTAACTCTTTTAGTTCTTCTGTCTCTGAAATACCTTGACTATAATTATAATCTACTCTAATATTACCATGTCTTTCATTAACCCTAGTTAATGAAGAACTATTAACTTTTATCTTTTTTTTTAATTCATCGACATTTGTCGGTGAACTTTTATTTGTTTTATCTATACAATCTTCATAAGGAAATAATGGTGACATAGTAGAAGGAGTAGTAAGATTACTTTCCCTAGGTGTACTAGGCATTTTAGATACATTATTAGAATTTGTATGACTAGAACTATTAGTACTTCTATTAACATCACTAGTTCTAGTACTAAGACCAGGACTAGTTTTATTATAAGATGATGTATCAAAACTATTAGGATATACAGTTGAAAGAGTAGATCTTATAGGTATATAACCATAATATGACTCAATATTACGATTATCTTGATAAGTATTAACTCTTAAAGAACCATCTAATTCTGGACGACTTTTTACAAAATCAGTTGCACTCTTTACATCCATACCAGTACCTCTAGCTAATCTTCTACCCATTCTAGCATCAGATTTTCTTTCCTCAGAACT